GCGCTTACCTGTCGGCGCAGCAATTCAGCGTGGATTGGTTTAGCAACGGGGCCGTGCCGGGCTCTATGTTGAAGAACACGGCCAAGACGTTGACGCCGGAAGTCGCAACAGCGGTCAAGAAAAAGTTCCAAGCATCCATCACCAACGGCGATACGTTCGTTACCGGCATGGACTGGGATTACAAAATGATCCAAGCGACGGCGGCTGAATCGGCATTCCTTGAAGCCATGGAATATGGGCTTGTTGATATCGCCCGGTTCTTCGGCGTTCCTGCCGACATGCTCGACGCCGGTAGCGCGAAGTCCACCAAGATTGTCTATGCCAACATGACGCAGCGGAACTTGCAATTTCTGTTGCTCAAGCTTGGCCCGGCTGTCAGTCGCCGCGAACACGCACTATCCACCATGCTTTCGGCACCGCGTAACGTCCGCTTGGACACTGGCGGGTTGCTCCGCATGGACCCTGCCGGGCAGCAAGCAATTCTTGCATCCAAGCTCGGCATGAAGCAGATAACACCGTCCGAGGCTCGCGCCGAGGATAACCGCGCGCCGTTCACTGAGGCGCAACTCCAAGAGATTGAAAGGCTCTACGGTGCAGCGTCCGCGCCCGCGCCGGTAGATCCGCTACCAGAACCGCCAGCTAATCCCGAAGGGGCAGTAAAATGAGCAATCCAAACGAAATGCGGGCTGCCGCTGCCGAACGGCGCAGCCGCGAAATCCGGACGCGGGCCGACCGGCCTAGCCAGCGCCGGGCAGCCGAAGAGACAGACTCGGGCGCTTGGGTGTCCGCCAAGATAGAGCGCATGGCGCTTGCAGTTGTGCAGCGCAGCGAGGATCTGGATCTTGGGACACTGAATTTCCAAGGCTACGCATCCATGACCAATCGCGGCTATGACATGTACGACTTTTTCGGGCCGTACACGGAGAAGGTTGCACAGGGCGCGTTCACTAGTTCATTGTTGCGGGATGACTTGGATGTTCCGCTTGTCTTGCAGCATCAGGACTTGCGCCGGATTGCCCGCACGACGAACGGCAGCTTGCGCCTTTCCGAGGATTCGGACGGTCTGAAAGTGGATGCCGACTTGGACCCAAGGGACCAAGACGTCCAATACATCGAACCGAAGTTGCGTTCCGGGCTCGTGGACGAAATGAGCTTCAAGTTCCGCATCAATGCGGGCGAGTGGAGTCCTGACTACGAAACGTATACGATCACTGATGTTGATATTCATCGCGGCGACGTCGCCATTGTTGGTTACGGGGCATCGCCCCACACCAAGGGCGCGGGCTTGCGATCCGAATTCAACGCCGAAGATTTGGTTCGAGGGCTTAGCGAACGCGAAAGCCGCGAACTATTCCTTGTCCTACGGGGCAAGGTAAAAACGGGGCGTGACCTTATCCGCGAGGATGAAGGCGCACCACGTGTCCTGTAACCGCCGTCGCGTTGGGAGTGTAGCCGGGCGCTTGAGCCTCCGGTAACACCGGCCTAATGGCAGATCAAGGAATGACACGTAAGTGTCAACCAACCCATCAATTCCCCAACGGGAGAAAGGCGGGATCTGTCGTGACCACGATGATTCAGCTTATTGAGCGGGCACAGGAAGCATTGGCTACCAAGCTCGCAGCACGAAATGCAATTGCAGCCTCCCTTTCCGCACTGCGGGAACAGGATGCACCGGACGAAGCACGAGTAGAACAGTTGCGCGCCGACAAGGCGGCGGCTGACGCAGAGATTGACATTCTGCAAGCTCGCGTTGCCAGCCTCCGCGCCGAGAAGCTCTCGGATGACGCCGTTGACTCGCTTTCCCGCGAGACAACGCCGGGCGCGCCAGCGACGAACCGTGGCACCGGCTGGGAAAACCAGACGCGCACCACGGAAGCCCGCACGTACACCCGCGAGTCTTTCGCTCACAACAATGTTTCGTTCTTTGCTGATGCCTACCGGGCACAGTTCAAGAGCGATTACCGGGCGAGCGAGCGGCTTCAACGGCACATGAAAGAGGTTGAGGTCGAGGAACGCGCCGTACTCGAACGTCTTGGACGCGAGGAACGCGCAACGACTACCGGCAGCTTTGCCGGTTTGGTCATCCCTCAGTACCTGCCGGAACTGGCCGCGCTGGCGCTCCGCAACGGGCGTCCGGTAGCCAACGTGGTTCGCCACATGCAACTTCCGGCACAGGGTCTTTCCATCGTGATTCAGCGGGCAACGACGGGCGTTTCTGCCGCCGTACAGGCCACTGAAAACACGGCGGTTAGCTCGACTGACGAAGTGTGGGCCGACCTGACGATCCCGGTTCGTACCATCGCCGGGCAACAGGACGTTTCGCGCCAGTCGCTCGAACGCGGCTACAGCGTGGATGAACTGATCTACTTGGATCTTGCCAAGGCTTACGCTGCGGCTCTTGATACTCAGGTCATCAACGGCTCGGGCTCGTCCGGCCAAATGCTCGGCATCCTCAACACGGCAGGTATCGGCGCAGCAACGGCGTTCGGCGCGGCTCCCGGTCCTGCTAACTTCAACCTCAAGGTTGCCGGTGCCAACACGGCGGTTTACTCGGCAGGTCAAGGGCTCGGGCCGGACATCCTTGTGATGCACCCGCGCCGTTGGGGCTGGCTGACTGGCCTTGTTGACTCCACCAACCGGCCTATCGTGACGGCAAACACGCTGAACAACTTCAACGCTATCGGCGTTGGAACCATCGGCGGCGACGCTTTCGCGGACGCATCGACTCCGATTGCTGGCGTTCACTCGTCCGGCCTCCCGGTGTTGCTTGACCTCAACATTCCGACGACCGTTGGCACGAACAGTGAGGACATTGTTCTCTCGCTCGACTCCGACGAACTGATTCTTTGGGAAGATGGGGACGGTATGCCCCGCCAGCTTTCCTTTGAACAGACGACGGGCGGCTCCCTGACGACGAAGCTTGTTGTCTACGGCTACGCAGCATTCACGGCTGGCCGCTACCCGGCAGCTTCGGCAAAGGTTGGCGGTCTGGACTCGACGGCTACATTCGGTTTGGTAGCTCCGACGTTCTAACAGTGACTCGACTCCCTACAGTGTGTTTATGCCTCTGTAGGGAGTCGAACCATGTCCAAGGAAAAATGGAAAGGAAAGACAATGAGCGACGAACAGAACAACAAGGAAGTCTTGCCGGGCGCGGAAGTGCGGGCAGCTTTCGACACCATGGCTGCACTGCCTGACGACATCGCCCAAGTGCTGCCGAACTACAAGGCGCGCAACGACGCTGGCGAGTCCTTTGAGGACATGGCCGTGCAGGTTGAGCGCATGAATGACAAGCGGCTTGCCGCCGTCTTGCGTTCGATGCACGCGGGCAGCGATCCCGAAGAGCGGAAGGCCGCGCCGAAGGGCCGGGCCGCTGGCAACAAGTCCGTTGCGGCCTCCGAGGGAAAGGCTGAATAATGCCTAACTTTGATCTGGGCGCGCCGGTCAAGGCTGTTTGGGCGGGCGCGCCAGCCGGTGGCAGCTACACGGTTGCTATCACACGCCCGGACGGCTCCGCTTTCACTCCACCCGCTATTACCACTGGACCACCGCCAAGCGTGACGTTCACGCCGAACATGGCGGGCCGCTGGCTAGTGGCTTGGGCAAGCTCGGGCGCGGGCTTTGTGAGCGCGTACACCGATATTGTCAACGTATGGCCAATAGATCCACGGTTCATCATCAGCTTGGATGACGCCCGCGCCGGGCTTTCCATGCCCGCCGACAAGGTTTCACAGGACACGCTAGATGATCTGCGGCTTTACATCGCTGCCGCTACTCCGGTCATTGAGGATATCTGCGGGACCGTCGTCACAAAAACTGTCGTGCAAACCGTGGACGGCAACAAGTGGGGCGTTCCGCTTTGGGAAAAACCAATGTCGATTATCTCGGTAACCGAAGGCGGCAACCCCGGAACGGCGGTTCCCGATTACGTCGTGGACTACTCGGCGGGCATCATCTACGCCGGGCGCGTGTTTGCGCCACGACGTTTCCAACCGGGCTTTGCTTCGGTTGTCATCACGTACACAAGCGGCAACAACGTCATCCCTGACAACATCCGGCTTGGCACCCGCGAGCTTGTGCGGCACTGGTACCAAATCGGTAAACAGGGTATGCGTTCCATGAACGGCGCTATGCCGATCACTGCCGACGCGTGGACGCCTAGCGGCTTTGCCGTACCGAGGCGCGTAATCGAGCTTTGCACGCCAAGTGATCGTGTGGGAGGTTTCGCGTAATGCCAAGTGCAACAGCGGCGGACGAATTCAAGCAAAACTTTTGGCAGATCACGAGCGACCTTATGGCGGCAGATCCGGACAAAAAGGAAGTCCAAGTTTTCTACGGCTACCCAAGCGTCTTTGACTCGCAAGACATGATCGAGCTATCCACTGTCACTTCAAATCAGAACTTCGGGCCAATGTCGGGCGGCACCAACCGTTCGCGCGACGAAGATCTG